GGTTTGAGTTTTATTAATGAATTAAGACCAGTTACTTTTAATTGGAAAGACAGTTCAGAGTTTCCAGAAGGCTTTAAAGATAAAGACATAGCAGAAATGAATACAGACATCAATCTGTACGGAATGATTGCACAAGAAGTTAAAACGGCATTAGATAAAGTAGGACATAAAAACTTTGGTGGCTGGTCAGAAGAATCAGATGGTTCTCAAATGCTAGCACAAAGTATGTTTATATACCCACTAATTAACGCAGTACAAGAATTAAGTGCAGAAGTAGAAGCTCTAAAAGCAAAACTAAAAGATTAATATGGCAACTATACAAAATATCACAGTTGACCAAGATGCCGACTACACAGAAACTCTGACTATAAAAGATTCTTCAGGAACAGTTGTAGATTTAACTGGTCAAACAATAACAAGTAAGTTGAGAAAAACTCATCTCTCTACATCTTCTACATCTTTCACCACTGCTATTGTAAGTGCGACTGATGGTACTTGTTCAATCACACTAACAGACACAGTAACCGCCAGTCTAACTGAAGGTAGATATGTATGGGACTTAACAACAACTACAAGTGGCGGATTAATTACTAGACGAATCGAAGGAAGAGTTACAGTAACTCCAAGCGTAACTAGATAAGTCATTCAATTACAAAATCTGTCTGTTTAGGAGATGACTAAATAGTAAGATAGAGGAAAACAAATATGGCAATTCCAAGCACAAGAGAAACATTAAAACAATACTGTCTAAGAAACTTAGGTAAACCTGTTATCGACATAAATGTTGATGACGACCAAGTAGAGGACAGAATAGACGAAGCATTACAGTATTTCGCACAGTATCATGTTGATGGCGTTGAAAGAATGTATCTGAAGTATGAAGTAACTGCTGCTGATATCACTCGTATGACAACTGATAGTAGTGAGTCTATAACTGAAGATGGTGTTACTACAACTTGGAAACAAGGCGAAAACTTTCTTGTTGTTCCTTCATCTGTTATTTCTGTTGTCAATGTATTCCCACTATCTGACAGAGCAAACTTAAATATGTTTGATGTTAGATATCAATTAAGACTAAACGATTTATACGACTTCTCATCTACAAGTATTGTTCATTACGAAATGACAATGCAACATCTTGATTTTCTTGACCATATATTAGTGGGCGAGAAACCTATGAGATTCAATCAACTATCAAACAAACTATTTCTTGATATGGATTGGAAAAACGATATTACAGCAGGCGAATTCTTAATCTTTGAAGTCTATCGTAAAGTAGACCCTGCAACATACACAGATTTATTTGACGACTTATATCTAAAGAGATATACAACTACTCTCATTAAAAGACAATGGGGACAAAACCTATCTAAATTTTCAGGCACAGCGATGCTTGGTGGTGTTACGCTAAACGGACCTGAACTTTTTTCTACTGCGATTGATGAACAACAAAAATTAGAAGAAGAAATTAGAAGTAATTATGAAGAACCGCCACACATGCAACAGGGATAACTAAATGCCAACGAATGTCTATTTCGACACCGGCACCACTTCAGAACAAAGGTTATACGAAGATATAATAATCGAACAACTGAAGATTTATGGTCAAGATGTCTACTATCTGCCAAGAAAAATAGCAAACAAAGACACAATCTTTGGTGAGGATCCTGCGAGCTCGTTTGACGATTCATATATCATAGAAATGTATGTAGATAATACTGATGGTTATATGGGTGAACAAGAAATCATTAAGAAGTTCGGACTAGAACTCAGAGATGACATTCAGTTTACAGTTTCTAAGTTAAGATGGGAAACTTTAGTAGGCAACAATTCAGATTTAGTTGCTGAACGCCCTCAAGAAGGCGATTTAGTATACTTTCCTACGACTAAGAAGTTCTTTGAGATTCAATTCGTAGAACACGAGGCGCCATTCTATCAACAGAGTGCGTTGCCAATTTACAAACTCTCTTGTACTACATTTGAGTACAGTTCTGAAAGACTTGATACTGGCATTGCCGATATTGATGCGACAGAAGATGACTTATCATTAGACACTATGCAGTTCCAGTTTGCATTAGAGAACGAAACAGGTTCATTTGTAATAGAAAGTGGTATCGGCGCAATCGACTACTTTATCAATGAGGACTTCACAATGGCGACTCAACAACCTGTTGATATGGGTCAAGCGTTTGAAACGGCTGCTGGTACAACAACAGCATCAACTGCTGATGACATACTTGACTTTAGTGAAAGAAATCCATTTGGGGAGGTTGACGACTACTAATGTTTGGACAACACTTTTACCACAAACAAATTCGCAATACTGTAATAGCGTTTGGAACGATATTTAATAATATCAACATCAAGCGTTTAGATTCTAGCGGGAATCCTTTACAGAATATTAAAGTACCTTTGTCGTATTCGCCAAGGGAAAAGTTTATTGCACGACTAGAACAACAGTCAAGTCTAACTGGAAGTGAATCAAGTGTTGCTATTACTCTACCTCGTATGGCATTTGAAATTACTGGATACAGTTATGATGCTACTCGTAAACTAAACAAGAATCAAAAGATTGGCGTTGTTACAACAAACGCAGACACAACAAAACTGAACTCACAATTTTCACCTGTGCCTTATAATGTTAGTTTTGAATTAAGTGTTTTTACATCTAACTCAGATGACGGTCTACAGATTATTGAACAAATACTTCCATACTTTCAACCAGATTATACAGTAACAATGATTGAAAGTTCTACAATGGGTACAAAAAGAGATATACCTTTCATACTAGAGTCTACTAATTATTCAGATTCGTATGCTGGAGATTTAACAACCTCAAGGAGAATCGAATACACTCTAAGTTTTACTGCAAAGATATATCTATTCGGTCCAATCAGCACATCCGCTGTCATCAAGAAAGTATCTGCTGATTTATATACTAATACATCAGATAAAAGTCCTTCTCGAAGTGAAAGAGTTACAGTTACGCCGAATCCAACAAGTGCTGACAAAGACGATACTTATACATATACTACAACATTAGATTTCTTTGATGATGGTTTGAACTATGATGAAGAAACAGGTAATGATGAATAAATAACAAAAGGGTTTTAATATGAGTTCTATTGATGATAAACTAAACGAAGTTTTAAATATTGTGCCAGAGATACTTGATGTCGCAGTAGTAGAAGAACAAACAGATTTAATTGTTCCAGAAGATAAAGACGCTGAGGTCGACTTTGACAAGGGTCGTGAAAACCTCTATAAGATGCTTGAAAAAGGCAATGATGCAATAGACGGTATACTGGCACTTGCTAAAGAAGGAGAACATCCTCGTGCATATGAGGTCGCAGGCCAACTCATAAAAACAGTTGCCGATATGTCTAAAGACTTAATGGCAATGCAAGAAAAATTAAAGAAACTCAAAGAGGTGCCCAATCAAGGTCCGACAAGTGTTACTAACGCTTTATTCGTTGGGTCAACAACCGAATTAACGAAACTTTTAAAGGAGAAAAAATAATGAAAATATTATGTATTTTATATGATGACCCTAAAGGCGGAATGCCTGAGAGTTATCCACTAAGTGATTTGCCTAAAATAGACAAGTATCCTGACGGCATGACATTGCCAACACCTCAAGGAAGAGATTTCACACCTGGTGAACTATTAGGTTGTGTGTCTGGTGAGTTAGGTCTTAGAAAGTTTTTAGAAGAAAGAGGTCATACACTAGTCGTTACATCTGACAAAGATGGCGAAGGTTGTGTTGCTGATAAAGAATTAGTTGATGCGGATATTGTTATCTCACAACCATTCTTTCCTTACTATGTAACAAGAGAATTAATGGAAAGTGCGCCGAAGTTAAAGATGGCGATTACTGCCGGCATCGGTTCAGACCATGTTGACTTACAAGCTGCTATGGACCACAAGATTGATGTTGTTGAAGTAACTTACTGTAACTCAAGGTCAGTTGCTGAACATATCGTTATGCAGATTCTAGTTTTAGTAAGAGATTTTACTACTCAACATCAGATTGTTAATGATGGCGGTTGGCATATTGCTGATGCAGTTTCTAGGTCTTATGATGTAGAAGGTATGCATGTTGGTACAATTGCTGCCGGTCGTATTGGTATCGATATGTTAAGAAAGATGAAACCATTTGATGTTCATCTTCACTACTTCGACAAACACAGACTAAGCAATCAAATAGAAACAGAACTAGGTTTAACATATCACCCTAGTGTAGAATCAATGGTTGCCGCTTGTGATGTAATTAATATTAGTTGCCCACTACATCCTGAAACAGAACACTTGTTTGATGATGATATGATTGCGAAATGCAAGAAAGGCGCTTACATTATCAATACTGCAAGAGGAAAAATCTGTGATAAAGATGCGATTGCTAGAGGACTAGAATCAGGACAACTAAGTGGATATGCTGGAGATGTATGGTTCCCACAACCTGCACCTAACGACCATGTCTGGAGAACAATGCCTCATCACGCAATGACACCACACACATCAGGAACTTCTCTATCTGCACAGACAAGATATGCAGACGGAGTTAGAGAGATACTAGAGTGTTACTTCAATGGTTTTGATATCAGAGATGAATATCTAATCGTTCAAGACGGCGACCTCGCTGGTATGGGCGCTCACTCTTACACTAAAGGAACTTCAACAGGCGGTTCAGAAGAAGCTGCGGAGTTTAAAAAGTAAATGCAATTCTTTAGAAAAGGTTTAGAAGATAGTATTACCTTACCTCCTCACCCATCAAGTAAAGGTGAGATTCAAGAGGTAAGGGATGCTATGAATAAAAGAACACCTAAAGATGTTGAGTCTGCTAGAAATCATGACAGAGTTCCTTTCTATGCGATTAAAAAGTATTGCGAAGATAACGGATTGATATTTCATGATGACGAGTTTGAAGATATAATCTATCAGGCAACGCCTGTCATTGGTTATTTTAAAAAACAGTTTAATAGAAAAAGACCAATAGAAATTGACAGTACACTCAACACTTTACCAAGTAGTACAAACAAGACACCATCTTACCCTAGTGGTCATGCGTGTCAGTCAAGATTAGTTGCAAGATATGTTGAAGCAAAGTTTCCTGAACATAGTGAAGGACTACTTAAAGCAGGAAACGAAGGCGGCTGGGGAAGAGTACAAGCAGGGTTTCATTACCCGTCTGACTATCACATAGGAAATCTTTTAGGTGAGAAAATGTTTATAATGATGAATCGAGAGGACTATGGCAGTAACTAAACTAGACCAGTATCTAGGTAACCCAAATCTAAAAAAGGGTCATACAAAAACAAGATTTACAAAGAAACAAATTGAAGAAGTCATTACTTGTTTAGATGACCCAAAATACTTTATTAAAAAATATCTAAAGATTGTTACAATCGATAAAGGTCTTGTGCCTTTCGACATGTACAATTTTCAAGAGAAAATGGTTGATACATTTCACGAGAATCGTTTTACGATTTGCAAGTTGCCAAGACAGAGTGGAAAATCAACTATCATAGTTTCATACCTCCTACATTATGTTTTATTTAACGATAATGTGAATGTTGCAATACTCGCCAATAAATCTTCGACTGCAAGAGATTTGTTAGGGCGATTGCAATTGGCTTACGAGCATCTGCCTAAATGGATGCAACAGGGCGTTCTCAACTGGAATAAAGGTTCTATTGAATTAGAAAACGGAAGTAAAATCGTAGCGGCGAGTACATCTTCTAGTGCTGTTCGTGGTAGTACCTTTAACATCATATTCTTAGACGAGTTCGCTTATGTGCCTAATAACATTGCTGAAGAATTCTTTAGTTCTGTTTACCCTACAGTATCATCTGGTAAGTCATCTAAAGTGATGATTGTATCTACACCTCATGGAATGAATATGTTCTATAAGATGTGGGTTGATGCCGAGAACAAACGAAATGACTATGTGCCTATCGAAGTGCATTGGTCAGAAGTTCCTGGTCGAGATGAAAAGTGGAAAGAAGAAACAATACGAAACACTTCAGAGGGTCAGTTTGCGACTGAGTTCGAGTGTGAGTTTCTTGGTAGTGTCGATACACTTATCAACGCAAGTAAACTTAAAACAATGGCAGTTGAGAGTCCTAAACGAAGTGGCGGATTAGATGTGTATGATATGCCTGAGAAAGACCATATCTATACAATGTGTGTTGATGTATCACGAGGACTATCTCACGACTACTCAGCGTTTGTAGTATTTGACTGCACACAGGCGCCTTATAAGGTTGTTGCAAAATATAGAGATAACGAAATTAAACCGTTACTCTTTCCAAGTATCATAGAAAGAGTTGCGAAACATTACAATAGTGCATTTGTTTTGATTGAGATAAACGACTTAGGACAACAGGTCGCTGACAATCTACAGTTTGAAATAGAGTACGATAATGTAATGATGTGTACACAGAGAGGTCGTTCTGGACAAGTCTTAGGTGGAGGATTTAGTGGTCGGGGAAACCAGTTGGGTCTAAGAATGACAAAGGGTACTAAGAGAATTGGTACTTCTAATCTCAAGAGTTTGATAGAGGGTGATAAGTTAATTATTACTGACTTTGATATTATATCAGAACTATCTACATTTATATCAAAAGGCAAGTCGTGGGAAGCAGATGCCGGTTCAACAGATGACTTAGTGATGTGTTGTGTGATATTTGGTTGGTTAGCAAATCAGGCATATTTTAAAGAATTAACGAATGTTGATGTTCGAGGACAGATGTTTACAGAACAACAAAACGCTATTGAAGCAGATATGGCGCCGTTTGGGTTCATAGATAATGGTCTTGACGACCCTGAAGGCCAGAACAATTCATTCTTTGATGATGCTGGTGAACGGTGGAGTCCTGTATCGTATCACAGAGGCGAAAACTAGTGTTTTCAAAACTTATAAATATTGTGAAAGGGTTGAAACAATAACTTTAATAAAGGAGAACTAAATATGGCTTTTCAAGTATCACCAGGCGTTCTCGTAACTGAAAAGGATTTAACAAATGTTATTCCTGCCGTATCGACAACAAGCGGTGGAATAGTAATAACAGCAGAGAAAGGACCGATTGATGAAGTAACTACGATTTCATCTGAGAAACAATTGTTAGATGTATTTGGGAAACCAACTGCAAATAACTTTGAAGAATGGTTCAGCGCTGCAAACTTTTTAGGATACGGAAATAATCTGAAGGTAGTAAGACCAATAACAGGAATGGTAAATGCTGTTTCTACTGGTACTGCTGTCTTAATAAAAAACACAACAGACTACTTAGCAAACTATCTAACAGATTCGGGCGCTGGTTCAATTTCAAATATCGGTCCTTATATTGCAAGAGAGGCTGGAACATTAGGAAATAACTTAAAAGTTTCTAAGTGTACTAACTCAACTGCTTTTGGACCACACTCAATGAGTGGTAATCTAGTTGCTGACACTTCTGCTGCTATCGGAGATACAACTGTAACGGTTGATGACGGTAGTTTAATGCAAGTTGGCGACATCTTAGAGTTTGGTAGTGCATCAGTATTTACTGATACGCCTTCTGGACACTATTACAAGATAACTGCAATATCTACTAATGTATTAACTATTGCAAGATTTAATCCTGCAACAGGTGCTACAGAAACAGGCGGTCTTAGACACGCTGTTGTTGACAACGCTTTAATGAGAAGGCATTGGGAATATTACTTTCAATTCTCTAACGCTCCAACGACTACAGATGATGTACTTGCTGCTGGCGGTTCATTAGATGAAATGCATATTGTAGTAATAGACGAAGATGGTGGAATTACAGGAACTGTTGGTTCAATCTTAGAAACATTTGAAGGCGTTTCACAAGCCCATGATGCTAAGACTCCACAAGGTTCAAGTAACTATTATCCAAATGTACTTTATGCACAATCAAAGTTTATCTATTGGGTAGACCACCTTTCAACTTTGTCAGACGGACTTGCTAAAACAGGAACAACATTTGATAATTCAGTTGGCGATGCATTTGTAGTATCTAATACTTCACTTGCGAGTGGTACTGATGACTTTACTGCTACTAACGCTGAAATTGCAACTGCTTATGAGAAATTTGCTGATACAGAAAATGTAGATGTAGCTTTACTTATTTGTGGTCCTTCACAGACAAGTGCTGACGCTACTGGCGACACAAAAGCAACTGCTGTTATGGATATTGCAACTGCTAGAAAAGATTGTGTTGCATTTGTTTCACCTGCGAGAGCAGATGTTGTAGATGTTACTAACGCAATTACACAAACTGCTAATGTAAAAGCATTTGCTGAAGGTTTACCTTCAACATCTTATGCAGTAATCGATAGTGGTTATAAGTATATGTACGATAAATACAATGATGTTTTCAGATTTGTACCTCTTAACGGAGATACTGCTGGACTTTGTGCAAGAACTGATAGTATTGCAGACCCATGGTTTTCACCAGGTGGTTTCAATCGTGGACAAGTTAGAGGCGCAGTAAAACTTGCCTTTAATCCTAATCAAACACAACGAGATGACCTCTACAAAGCTAGAGTAAATCCAATTGTATCATTTCCTGGTCAAGGAACTGTATTGTTTGGCGATAAGACTGCACAATCTAAACCAAGTGCGTTTGATAGAATCAATGTTCGCAGATTGTTCATTGTTCTTGAGAAGGCAGTTTCTACATCTGCTAAATTTCAACTGTTTGAATTCAATGATGAATTCTCTAGGGCGAACTTTAGAAATCTTGTAGAACCGTTTTTGAGAGATGTACAAGGTCGTAGAGGTATTACGGACTTTAGTGTGGTGTGTGATGATTCAAACAACACAAGCGATGTTATAGACAGAAACGAATTTAGGGCTGATATCTTTATCAAACCTGCTCGTTCTATTAACTTCATTCAACTTAACTTTGTCGCAACTAGAACGGGTATTGCCTTTTCTGAAGTTGCTGGCGCTTAATCTTAAAGGAGAAGAATAATGGCAAACATTAATGAATTTAAATCTCGACTTAAAGGTGGCGGTGCAAGAGCTAATCAGTTTAAGGTAACTTTACCTTTTCCTGGTTATTCTTCAGTTGGTGGTGAAACATCTGACTTATCATTTCTTTGTACTGCAACAACACTTCCTGGTCAATCACTTGGAATGACAGAAGTACAATTCAGAGGAAGAACACTTAAAATGACTGGCGACAGTAGAACATTTGGTGATTGGACAATGAGTGTATTAAATGATACAGACTTTAAAATCTTCAAGGCATTTGAAAGATGGATGAATGGTATGAATAACATGACTGATAATGAAGGGTTAACAAATCCTAATGATTATCAAGTTGATGGATTTATTGACCATTTAGACAGAGATGGTAACTCTATAAAGCAATATGTATTTAGAGGTGCATTCCCAACTACTTTGGGTGACATTCCATTAGACTACGGTACTAATAATGCTATCGAAAGTTTTGATGTAACACTATCTTACCAGTACTTTGAAACAGATACAACTACATAATTTTTAACAAGTTATAAGGACAATATAATATGGCGAATTTACTTGGATTCCAAATAACGAGAAACAATACTGATTTAGGGAAGCCGGCAGAAGCGAAACAAGCGTTTACTGTCAGCTCTCCTGATGACGGTACAACTACCATTTCTGCTGGCGGACACTTTGGCCAATACATGGACATGGAAGTTACTGCCAAGAATGACATTGACTTAATTAAAAGATATCGTGAGATTGCCCAACACCCAGAGTGTGATATGGCGATTGAAGATATCATCAATGAAGTTATTGTTTCAGACGAGAGAGATGCTTCTGTATCAGTATCATTAGATAAACTGATGATATCAGACAATATCAAAATGAAAGTTCGTGATGAATTTGACGAAGTTTTGCGTTTGCTTAACTTTGATGAAAAAGGTCACGATATTTTTAGACGATGGTATGTTGATGGTAGAATTTACTTTCACAAAGTTATCGACCCGAAAAGTCCACGAAAAGGACTAACAGAAATTAGATACATTGACCCACGAAAGATTAAGAAAGTTCGTGAGGTTACGAAGAAAAGAGATACACAAGGTAAGGGTGTAGAAATGATAGAAGCCACGGCAGAGTGGTTTGTCTACAATGAAAAAGGAATATCAGCAGCGAACACAAACTCTGGTTTGAAGATTTCAGCTGACTCGATTACCTATGTAACATCTGGTGTAATTGACCAAACTAAGAATATGGTTATGGGTCATTTACATAAGGCAATTAAACCAACCAATCAGTTAAGAATGATTGAAGATGCTGTTGTTATTTACAGAATAGTAAGAGCACCTGAAAGAAGAATATTTTATGTTGATGTTGGTAATTTACCTAAAGTAAAAGCAGAGTCATATTTGCGTGATGTAATGGCAAGATACAGAAACAAACTTGTCTATGATGCATCAACAGGCGAAGTCAGAGATGACAGAAAACATATGTCAATGCTTGAAGATTTTTGGTTACCTCGTAGAGAAGGTGCAAAAGGCACAGAAGTACAAACTCTATCTGGCGGACAAAATCTTGGTGAGATATCAGATGTCGAATATTTTCAAAAGAAATTATATCAATCTTTGAATGTACCTATGTCAAGACTGGATGCAGATAATGGATTCAACATGGGCAGGGCAGCAGAGATTACAAGGGACGAACTGAAGTTTACTAAGTTTGTTCAGAGATTAAGAAAGAGATTTACTTCAGTCTTTAACGATATACTCAAGACACAACTTGTGTTAAAAGGTATTATCACAATTGAAGATTGGGTTAATATAAAAGAACATATACAGTACAGCTTCTTGAAAGACGGGTACTTTGCAGAATTAAAAAATGCAGAGATACTTAGAGAAAGATTAAGTCTTGCTCAAGAAGTAAGTCCGTATGTGGGTAAATACTATTCTGTTGAGTATGTAAGAAAGAATATCTTACAACAATCAGATGAGGATATTATTGAAATTGATAGGCAGATTGCCGGTGAGATTAAAACAGGGATTATTGCATCACAAGATATGGGTGATGACATGGATTCCGAACTAAATATAGGAGATGAATAATTATGTCAAATGAAAATGTAGTAAGTATGGTCGATTCTTTATCAAACGGCGACAATGTTGCCGCTCAGGATGCATTTAAAAGTGCATTGACTGATAAGATTGGTCAAGCGTTAGATGATAAAAGACAGACTGTAGCAAACGATTGGTTGAATGCTGGTGATAATTTTGAGGCAATAGACGCTGCATCACAATTTTCTGGTACTTCAGGCGCTCAAGATGACTTTGATGCTGTTGCGGCAGAAGTTGATTCTGAAGTTGATTTTGAAATTGATGACGACCAAGTAGAGGAAAGTTAAATGCTCGACCTGTCGTTTAAAAAGTTTACAAGAGAACTAAATGAACGCAGGTTTGCTGGTCCTCAGAGTTCTGCGGAGTTTAAGAAATTATCTCCAAAGATGAAAACTGCTGTCTTAGATATTTATTCTATGATTAGTAAAACATCTGACCCAATTATATCAAAGATTGACGGTATTATTAAAGTCGCATCAAAGAAACACGGTGTTAGTACTTATGATATCGAAGATTATTTTGACAACGAATTAATTAAGTAAAGGAGAAATAATGTCATTCGTAACAACAACAATGAGAGATACATCAATCGTTACAGGATCCGCTAGTGGCGGTTATGTAACAGTTAAGGCAACTTTTGCTAGTGATACTGCAACTAACCTTATTTTAGATGGCGGTGGTTTAAAAGGATTTGTAAATGGTTGTAAGTTAGACCTAATAAGAGCGTGGTGGTCATTTTCAATAGGCAATTATGATACTGATAACAGTAACGATTGTATTATTGAATTTAAATCATCTGGAACTGATGTAGTTGCATTACATCTTTCTGGAACAGGACATTATGATGGTTCTGCTGGAACAATTTTAGGTACCGCTGTAAACACAACTGTTACATCATCAGATATAACTGCTGAAACTAAAACAACATCTGGATTTGTAATCTTAGAATTTAAAAAGAACGGCGCTTGGGTTGCATAATATCTAATG